TATGAATAATCCAGAAGATAAAGCGAGATACGCTGAATATCGAAAGGAAAAATTTAAAAATTATTAACTAATAAACCATAAAGGAGAAAAATTATGGCTAACGAATCAACAACGTCTACATTAGACGATTTGATCTCGCCTATGGTTGCAGAGGCTCTATTTGTAGCGTCTGAAACTTCAATTATGCGAGGTCTCGTAAGAAATTACACTATGCCTAGAAATTCAGGCAAGGTACTACAAGTGCCAATTTACCCAACTGTAAGTGCAGCGGCTGTTAATGAAGCTACTGACCTAAGTAACACAGCAGTATCAACTTCAAAAGCTGATCTGACTGTAGCTGAAGTTGGTATTATGACAACTGTAACAGATATGGCTATAAATGTATCTGAATCAGATGTTGTAAGGGATCTAGGAAGATTATTTGGTGAAGCTATTGCTAAAAAAATTGACACTGATCTAACTGCTTTATTTGATGGCTTTTCAACTGCGGTAGGTGCGGCTGACGCTGCTATTACTGTTGCAAAAGTTTTTGAAGCAGTATCTAAGCTAAAACAAGCTGGTGTACCAAGCAACGATATGTCTTTGGTATTACACCCAGCTATTGCGTATGACTTAAAAGCAAACCTAACTAATACATTCGCAAACCCTAATCCAACTGAACTTGCTAACGAAGCATTAAGAAGTGGATTTGTAGGTCAACTTGCTGGTGTTAATGTGTTTGAAACTTCAAATATGGATAACACAGGTACAACAGGTGACTATAAAGGTGGTTTATTCCATAAAGACGCATTAGGTATAGCAATGCTTCAAGATCTTAAAATTGAAACTCAAAGAGATGCTTCAATTAGAGGAACTGAGATTGTCGCTACTGCTGTTTATGGCGTAGGCGAACTACACGATTCATATGGAGTTGAAGTACTAGCTGACTCAAGCATACTTTAATCTTTATAGGATTAACGTTAAAAGGGGGGGGATTTTTCCCCCCTCTAATTATTTACAAGGAATTTTATTATGGCATTTGCGGCACGCACAGATTTAATTACATATCAACCAGATATAGGGGATATGGGACTTAGTACAGGTCAGCTTGATACTTATGTAACGCAAGCAATAGCAGATGTACAAAGAGATATTAGAAACAAATGGTGGTCAGTTTATCACAGCAATCAATCAAGAAACAGAAGCTATGCTGGTGGTATAGAAATTGATTTAACTTTACTTACTGATTCACAATGGACAAGAGCAACAGTTTATAGATGTTTGGGATATTATGTTTGTCCATCATTAACAAAGTTTAATGCTTCCGGTGACGAAGATCGTTTCCAACAAATGGGTAGTTTTTATCGAGAAAGATACGAAGATGAATTTGCAGATATTTTACGAGATGGTGTTGAATATGACGCTAATGATGACAGCACAATATCTGACGCTGAAAAAGTTGCAGTTCATTCACTAAGATTGGTTAGATAATGGTAACAGTTAATATGCAGATAGAAGTATCTGCTGTTAAAGGTGCATTAGATCAGATTAAAAGAAAGATCCCTAGTGCTAGTCGAAAGGCTATGGCATTGACTGCAACTTTTATACAGAATGTTATAAAAGATCGTACAAGACAGGGAAGAAGTGTTAAAGGTGGAGCATTTAAAAAATACTCTAAAGGCTATGCAAAAGTTAGAGCTAAACGAGGTGCTACATTAACACCTAATTTATTTTTTACTGGTCAGATGTTAGGGGATATGTCATTTAAAAGATTATCTCAAACTAAAGGACAGATATTCTTTCCTAATAAACAGGCAAATATAAAAGCATTTTTTAACGATCAATCAAGACCATTTTTTGATGTTAATAGAACTGAGGAAGATAAAGCAGTTGAAGTATTTAGAAAATCATTTGAAAAAGAATTAAGAATATGAGTGAAAGAGAAGATATTGCGGCTCACATAGTTACAACCCTTACTGCGGTTAGCAGTCCGATTACATTCGGAAAAGTAACGAGAGAGCCTTTTGAATTAGATGAGTTGTCCCAACAACAATTCCCAGCAGTTTTTATTCAAACCGCTGATGAAACTAGGGAAGATATTACAATTAAGAATAGTAATATAACTAGAACAGGGACGATTGATTTTAGAATATTTGGTTTTGTTTCCAATGCAAGTGCAAGTACAGTTAATATAGATACTAAACGTAATGAGTTAGTTACAACAGTTGAGACTGCATTGGATAGCGACAGAACCAGAAATGGCAACGCATTGGACACACAATTAGTTGCTGTTGAAACAGACGAGGGAAGTATATTTCCTTATGGTGGTGCTATCATCACTATAAGATGCTTCTATAACTTCACGCAAGGAACACCATAATATGAGTGATAAAGTTTATTTAATTAAAAATGGGATTACTGTTCTAACAGACAATCCTAATAAATTTCTAGATGATGGGTGGACACATAAGCACAACAACCCAGACGCTAAGAAACCAACAGGGAGAACTTATGGCAAAAAGAAAAAAACTCCAAAAAAGTAACGGAGACACTATTGAGGTTTGGGATTACCAAGTAGAGGAAATGATTGAGCAAGGCTGGTCGGATTCATCTGCAAAACCCAAAAAAAAATCAACTAAACCAAAATCTTTTAATACAGAAGAAGGAGAAGAATAATGGCAGTACATACAGGATCAGCTGGTCTAATTAAAATAGGATCAAATACTGTTGCGGAAGTAACAGCATTTACTATGGAGACTACAGCAGACGTAATTGAATCAACGGAATTAAGTGATACAAGTAAAACATTTGAAGTAAGTAGAAAAAGTGGAACTGTAACTATTGAAGCCGCTTGGGACGAAACTGATACAAATGGTCAGATCGTATTACAAGAAGCTACAGGAGTTACTTTGCTTCTTTACCCAGAAGGTGCTGATAGTGGAGATTATTTCTACACAGTACCAGCGATTGTAACAGGAAATTCAGTTGCGGTTACTATGGACGATCTAATTAGATTATCTATTTCTTGTCAAATAAATGGTGCTATCAGTAGAGGTACAGTATAATTTGACAATCAATCCAAATTAGGATAAAAAAAGCGTATGTCAGCAATCGACAAAATCAGAGACCATTATAATTCATTAAGTAGTGGCGATAGTAAATACTTTGAAGAATGGGATTTAACTTTTTTTAAAGAGCCTATTAATCTTGAAAAGAAAGGTAGACTATTTAAAAAAATGGAACTCGATCCAATCGAAGGTCTGGCATACGCATTGATTGAACTTGCCTTAGATGAACAAGGTAAGAATCTATTCACTCTTGAAAATAAAATGACATTAATGAAGAAAGCTGATCCAGATGTATTGTCTGAAGCGGCTACTTGGTTAATGCAAACACCTACAAAAAAAGACATTAAAAAAAAATAGATAACGATTACGATTTTTCAGCGATAGTCCAATTAGCTGATTATTTAAAATTACCTATTCATCAAGTTCAAAAATTCTCTGTTGAAGAATTTATGACTTGGATTGTGTTCTTAGAAGATAAGAACAAAAAAGAACAACAACAAATAAATATGGCGAAAGCTAAAGCAAGGTCACGGAGATAAATGGCTAAACAAGTAAAAATAGATATAGTAGCAAGAGATAAAACCAAACGAGCTATTGCATCATCTAAAAAAGGATTAGGTGGCTTAAAAACATTTGCATTAGCGGCAGGTGCCGCTTTGGCTTCTATTGGTGCTGGTAGAGCAATTACTAATTTAATTAATGTTGGCAAATCTATTGAAAGTTTACAAATTAGATTTAAACTTTTATTTGGAAGTGCTGAAGAAGGTGCAAAAGCCTTTGATACATTAACTAATTTTGCTTCTAAAGTACCTTTCAGCTTAGAAGATATTGCCGCTGCTTCTGGTAATCTTGCAGTTGTTGCGAAAGATGCTGAACAATTAAAGAAAATATTAGAAATTACAGGTAATGTTGCTGGTGCAACAGGACTAGATTTTCAAACTACTGCTAGTCAAATTCAAAGAGCATTTGCTGGTGGTATTGCAAGTGCTGACATCTTTAGAGAAAAAGGTGTTAGAGATATGCTTGGATTTTCTGCTGGTGCAAAAATATCAGTAGAAGAAACAAGAGAGGCTTTTGCGAGAGTTTTTGCTGGTAATGGTGAATTTGCTAAAACAACTGATGAATTAGCAAACACACTTGAAGGAACTTTATCAATGATAAATGATAAGTTCTTTGCATTTAAAAGAGCCATTAATGAGTCATTTTTTGAAGAATTAAAAAAACAATTTGGTGATCTTGATAGTGTTTTAGCAGAAAACGAAGAAAATATATTAAAATTTGGTAGAGATATAGGTACAGGATTAGCTTTTGCATTAAAAGAAACTGTTGAATCAGTCGAACTTATAGTTGCAGGATTGGATTTAATGGCAAGAGCGGTAGAAAGAGCTGATGAAAAAACAGGTGGTTTTACTTCAAAAATTCTAAAAAACCTTACGCCATTAGATGAAATGGCGTTTTTGGTAAAAGTTTTTACAGATAATAATGAAGATTTAACTGAAAAATTAAATAGTTTTATTCCTAGAATGGAAGAAGCGGGTGAAACTATATCTGACGAACAAAAGAAATTTCAAGTTTTAGCTGATACAATAAAAGAAGAAACAAGTCCAGCAGTTCAAGAATTAGAGCAAGATGTTTTAGATTTACAAGAATCATTAGCACCATTGGGAAATGCTTTTGATGCTGCTTTTTCAGAAGCAGACAAAAAATTAGCAGAATCAGAATCAAATCGAAAAAAACAAATAGAAAATTCTACAAAAAACTTTAAAGATGCAAAATTTAAAGAAATAGATTTTGAAAAAATGTCTCAAGATGAGATTTCAAAAATGACAAAAGCTGGTTTTAGACAAACTTTACAAGAAGCAAGTAAACATAACAAAGCTATGTTTAGATTAAATCAAGCAATAAATGTTGCAGAAGCAATAATGAATACAGCAACAGGTATTACAGGTGCATTAAAACTTGGACCAGTTGGAATACCATTAGCAGTTGCAATAGGTGCTATGGGTGCTGTTCAAGTTGCAACAATAATGTCACAACAACCACCAGCACAATTTGGTGGAGCAAGACAGCAAGGATCTCCATTCTTAGTTGGAGAAAGGGGTCCAGAATTATTTACACCAGCTACTGCTGGAACAGTTACACCTAATCATCAATTACCGAGTGGTGGTCATACTGTAAACTTTAACATAACAACAGTAGACGCACAGTCATTCGGTGCTTTACTAGATACAAGACGAGGACAAATAGTAAATATGATTAATACTGCTTTGAATAATAAAGGTC